GATTCTACTACGAGAGAATTTTCAGCATCTCCGCTGAATGAACATGTAGGAACACATGGAATTGGTATTATTGGGTACGATAATTATGGAGCAAGCGCAACTGCCACATTATATCTGACAGTAACCAATGTAAATGATGCACCATTCGTAGTTGGTTCGCTAACAAATCAAGCATTAACTGATGCTGATAGTTTATCATATCAATTCCCATCTGATACTTTTGCAGATGCAGATTTAATACATGGCGATGTACTAACATATAGTGCAAGTGGTTTGCCAAGTGGTATAACACTTGATTCAAACAGTAGAACATTTAGTGGAACTGCTGGGGTAGGATCATATAATGTAATCGTAACTGCAACTGATACTGCTGGTGAAACCGCTTCGCTGAGTTTTAATATAGAAGTAGAAAAATCTTCTGTAGTAGCCACTTCGGGTCCAACAATTGGTGGATTACAAAATATAACTGGAAATATCTATGCATCATCAATGACAGGAACACCAGGCACTGATAGTGTTTTGGGTGATCTTGGCGGCGGGACCGCTGTAAATACGGGTGGTACTCTTGAGATACCATCTGACTTCTGGATCTGGTCAGATAATCCATCACAGCCAGCCCTTATAATTGATGTTCTAAATATGACTCTTACAAATAATGGTTATATCATTGGCAGAGGGGGCAACGGTGGTAGTAAAAGTTCGTCAGGTGGCGCAGGTGGAACAGCTATTGGTGTAATCGCCGGTGGTGTAACAATTTTAAATAACGCTGGTGCTTACATAGCAGGCGGCGGTGGTGGTGGCGGCGGCGCACTTGATAATACAGATTCAGATGGTGTTGGTGGCGGCGGCGGAGCCGGTGGTGGCATAGCTGGCACTAGTTATGGTGGCGCAGGTAGTACTCCAGGGAGCATCGGACAATCAGCAGGAGATGGCGCTAGAAAGTCTAACTCTCCTACTAGTATTGCAGGTATTGGCGGACCACACGGTGGCTTCGGTGGTACACTTTCATCACAAGATGGTGGTGCAGATGATTGGACTACTGCTATCAGTGGTGGTAGAAATCCAAGTAGTTCCGATACGGGTTCAGCACCTTCAGGCGGTAATGTTAGTGGTGGTCATGGAGGATTCTGGGGGCAAGCAGGCGGGTCTGGTATTGGCAGGAATTCGAGGCCAGGTGGATCAGGCGGCGCGGCTATCACAGGTAGTCATACATTAACAAACAGTGGCACCATTTACGGAGCGACATAATAAAAACTAACCAGAATTAAAAAAATTGCTTAATGTATTAGATAGCCAAGATTTTGTTTCATCCGTTTTATTTTCTAAGATCCAGTCTGGAAATCTTTCGAATAGTTTTTTCCATTGGATTAATTGATTATGCATCTCGAAAACACGCATAGCATATTCACTACTATTAGATATCGATGAAAAAGTGGAGATTGATTTTAGTTGCTCCTTGCAATTATGCAAGGCTGATATATCTTTATCAATTGCTAAAATTATATTTTCGAAATCTGAACTATTAGAAAATTTTTTAATTAAGAATTTGTGATGTTCTTTTTTAGGTTTACCATCATACAGAAACATTATCTCTTGTAAATCATAATATAATGCTTTTACTGGATTTATAGTATCTCTGTAACGTTCTATAACTTCTGGTATGATAAATGATTTATCTAATGTACTTAAATTTTCAAGCGCACTAATTGCTAGAATATTTATTTTTTGTCTTTGTGAAGTAATATTTTTTTTAAATACACTTCTAATTTTTTTAACAACAATATCAACTATGTTTTTTTCATCTACTGCCATGTCAGATTTTAGAAATTCTATATGTCCAGGAGTTGAATTATTAATAGTCACACGTAATGAATCAGATACATAACCGTTTTTAAGATATGATCTGCATTCTTTAAGAAATTTTTGTTTTTTAAAATCAATGATTTTCAATAATTTTCTCAACTAATTAGTTGTTTCACATATATTTATAGAGAATTTATGATTGATTTAAGTATATTTAATTTCTTTTTCTTAAAAAGGGTTCTATGTGCACCTGGATGTAAGGGTCTGGGAAAATAATCTGAATTTATCCAAGCATACCCACCACTTTCATCGTTTATCGCAGGGACAAATTCTTTATCTATTATGACTACAAAAGTGTAGTAACTGAATGTTTTGTCTCTCGCATGATATTGATCTAATGGGTAAACTTTTGTAACGCATTTTTCCACATCAATTCCAATTTCTTCTTCTAATTCTCGCAGAAGTCCTTGTGAAACATTTTCATTATCTTCAATTTTTCCACCCCAAAAGGCCCAGTTTCTTGAATATGAACTTTTAAGAGATCTATTCTGTAATAAAATTCTTTGCGTATCTTTTGCTACAATACAAGCACCTGCTGCCTTAATCATCTTCATTGTCATTTAATAATTCTAGTCTCCAGTAACCACCTTCATACAATCCTTGAAACGTATCTACCCATTCATTGTTTATAAGTTTGAATTGTTGTGATGTGAATACGTTTGTTACATAATGGGTATCAGATGTTTCACTTGCATCCATGCTTACGACCCAATTATTGCCATTATATTCAATTATATCATTTGTGGATATATCGATTCCCCATTGTGATAATGCTGATTCTGTATTCAAGCATAAGTAACGTTGGCCCAAATTAGCAAATGGTAAGCCATCAAATCCTGGACTAGTTTTTGATGGATCGATTACTCTATCTATTGGATTTATTGTATTTCCAGGCAAGGTATCTACGTCAATTTGCAATGATAGAACAGTTGGATCACTGGTTGCTGATAGAATTCCTATAATATCTTCATCTATATTTTCTAACATACCATGATACTTCAGCCGCATACGTGATATGCCATCATTAAATAATCCATATTTGGAGATTACTTTTTCCCAACTATTAGTATCATCTTTGTAGTTTCCATTTTCTAATAATTGTACTGTCACGTTGCCACTATTATTTGTGACTTGTATGGCATTGTTTCCTGGCGTTACGACAACACTAGTTTGTGCCTGTAAATCAGCAAAGAATTCAAATGCGTTTGGATCGTAATCCAATGTATCGATTTCATTATATTCATAAATATTATGGATGATATTTCTAATAACATTTTGTCTAGTAACAAGCGCAGGTGGATTAATCCAAATTGGTATTTGAAAGAATAAACTAGCAATATCAATTTGATCCTCTATGCCTGATGGAATCGATCTACTGGTCCATTGAATATCAGTAAGTTCTACAGTAGTAATTGTAGTCCAGTCAACGGGATTGTCATTTTGTTGGATCTCCAGTGCTGGATTAAATAGAACTAATATTTGTTCAAGTAGTTGTAATTTCTGATCTGTATTTGATGTCCATATATCAACTTGCATATTTAATAGATATGGGACTGGCATTAATCTGCCTACGCTGTATCTATTTCCCTGTTCATCATTATAGGAACTACTTACAGGATCCCATTGTCTTTCATTTACCTTAACAGTGTCACTAAAAAATGGCTCTTGTAATCTTTGTCTGTCAGGTTGCAAACTTTGGATATATGAAGAAATAAATGGTGCAGAATTTACGATATTTTCACTATTGCCCTTCATGATAGTTGCAGCCATACGCGATACATCGCCATACCGACTTGGCACCTTGATATAGTAATCACTTGTACCGTCATTTAATTTTTTGCCAGTTTTGACATTAAAGCCACTGAATATACGAATAAACTGAAGCAAGTAGCGTCTTACTTGTTCATCATAAAAGTGTAGTTGTCTTAAATCTGCCATTTTTAATCCAATCCATATTGTAATTTGTGATTTACAGTGAATAATTTTGTCATACTATTTTTCTTAGTCTATTCTGGGTTTAATTGCTTTAGACAAATTAACACGTGATTTGATCTCTGTGCCATCATCTAATGTAACTATTCCATCATTATTAATAAATTTATGATGTAGATAGTTTCCAACTTGCCAAGAACCATCGTCGTCTTCTATTTTGTACCATTTATTATCCCTGTACTGAAATAATCTCTGTGGTGAATAATCTGTTCTTAGAAAAAATGCGTTATCATCTGGATATTGTGGAAAAGATATTCCTGTATCAACAGTTGAAAAATCTACATCGCTAGGATGTGCCGAGCCTTCTACTGCATATTCCAAATTGTTCTTTCTATAATCATAATATTTACCAGGAACATTTTCTTGAGCCTCTTGAATTATAGCTTCATTGATGTTAAGCTCTTTATTGTACGTTGATAATAAGTTTTTTAGATCATTTACTTCTTCGCCAGTTCCGAATATATCAGAGTACTCTTGTGTGTCCTGTAATTGTTTACAGCGAATACGCCAAATGTGTGGCCACCAACCTGGATCAAATCCCTCAGATGATTTTGATCCTTCTTGGACTACCCAATATTGATTTACTGCATCTGCTTCTTCATCAAGTAATAAATCTTCCCGCATATGCGGAAGTTCTATGACATCGCCTGTCATTAATTTACGCCCTATACGTTCTACCATGTCATTGATATGTACTTGGAATATACTTTGATCAGTTCCTAAGAACATACCAAATTGTGATAAATCAAAATCTTGGTCGCTAACTGTATATGTGCCTCGTAATTCGAATATTGTAGTTTCATATTTTCTATCACGATTTTCCATAAACAGCAGATCCTGTATAGGAGGATTTGCTGGATCATAGTTTGGATCAGTTTCATCTACTGATCCTACATATTTGTGCACAAGTAATGCTGTACCGCCATGTTCAAAATGTGCTTTCACCATTTTGTCAATGAACTTATAGTCATTACCTTTGCGTGGGTTCCATAAACTTAATCTTGGCATCATTTTTTCCTTGACTTCTAATTGTATTTATCATATAGTAGTACTAACACATGGAGAATTTAATGATATATGATGGAACACTACTAATACGAAACGTAATCAACCCTACGACTATTGCGCAATTTAAGATGTGGGCTACTAATCCAGAGCGTTATCATCGTGGCAATGGAATCGATGGTATATATTATAGCGAGCATGATGGCGAGCGAGAGTACGATGTGTGGTGGACAACCCAACCGCCTAGAGAAATGTGGGAACCAGTTGTTTGGCAATTATATGATTCGATAACCCGAATGTTTAATAACAAAGAATGGGATATACATGTAGTTGATTGTATTTCAACTCGCCCATCATCAAATAAAATATATGCCCATATTGATACTCCATATCGTTTTGCTGAATTCGCTGAAAGTAATGAAACTCTTGGTGTACAAATTATTATTCCACTAGACAAATTCACGTTAGAGAATGGAGGGACTTCTTATCTGCCTGGTTCTAGTCTAGAGAGAATAAATTATAAAGATATAGAAGAAAATCGAGAACATTATAATCAGAGATTAATAAATGAAGGACAACAATTACTTGCAAATCCCGGAGACGTATTGATGTACGATGGCAGAACTTTACACAGTACCATGCCCAACAACTCAACTGAATTTCGTAGTGCATTACTAATAAATGTACTCAAGTCTGATATTATTCCAAGAGTAAAAGAACTCGACTGTAATACTGATTTTGTTAAAAATTAATAAAAAACTTGACAAATCATTATAAAAGTATATACTAATATTAAATAGGGTTAAGGAGTGATTCGAAATGGTAGCAACTTTAAAACGTAAGAAATCTAAGCCTACAAGAACGCCCAAGTTTGTAGATGAAAAATATACTGGACCAGAACCAGAGTGGCTGTATGCAGAAGACATGACAGCAGAACAATATTATAAGGAGCGATGCCGGACTGCTTTTTATTATAACTATTTCTTTACACCTAAAGACGGAAAGCCTTGGATAATTGATTGGATGAAGCGTAACGAATATACAAAAGAACAAATTTCCGCTATTAAAAATCTGGGTGATACTTGGATTCCAATGACAGTGTGTTCATATGCAAGGGCACTAGTAAAAGGTATGCCCATAAATCATGATGGTATTTCTGATTATCTAGCAACATTACCAGGTGTGGGCAGTAACGTAATGCGTGATGCAGATATTTATGTTAAGGAAAAACTAGAATTACTTATTGAAAAAGGTATGCAAGTCAAGATTGAAAAGCAAGAAGTAGCAAAAGCAAAAGATATTCCACGCCCATCAATACAGCAATTATTGCGTGACAAATCGGCTCAAATGTCAGAAGAAATTGATAAATTTGTAGATTATTTTGATTACAAATCTTCCACACTTAAACAGTTTGATCCACTTAAAATACTAAGAAAAGCAGAAGCAAAAGGCAATCATGCTAAAGTAATCAAGTCATTTTATGAAGCAGAATATGAAGAATATGATGAACTTCTTAATCCTCCGAAACGTATGAATGATGCAAAAAAAGAAGATTACGAACAACTTAAAGAAGGATTCAAGCATCTTAAAAAAGATCAAATAAAAAACATGTGGTCAATGTATCGTAATATTTTAGATGCGTGTGATATGATCATTCAGGAAAGTAAAGTAAATCGTGTTCCTCGTAAAGCCAAACCACAGAATAAAGAAAAGATCGTATCTAAGGTGAAGTATTGCAAGCAAGATACTTCAACTAAGAGTGTGAGCCAGAAACCATTGGATTGTTTAGATGCACAGGCAATCATGGTATATAATACAAAGACACGTAAGTTGGGTATGTATTATCCTGCAGATAAAAACTCATTGTCATTTAAAGGAACAACACTTATTAACTTTGATGAAAAAAAGAGTGTTCAAAAAACTATGCGAAAACCAACAGAACAGGTATCTATGTTCAAAAAGGTTGCAAAGCGATCACTACAGAAAGAGTTTAGTGCAGTTAAGAGTGTTGAGACAAAAATGAATGGACGATTTAATGAACAAACGGTGATACTACGGATTTTTTAGTTTCTGATAAATACTGTATATCGGAGATAAATTATGCCTGAAACCAGAAACAAAATTAAGAATGATGTGATTAAACAAATCAGACTATTGCTTGGCGATGGAATGATTGATATAGAATTGGATCCAGAGCATTATGATGTTGCATTGGATATTGCCCTTTCTAAAATAAGACAACGCTCGGAAAATGCAGTTGAAGAAGATTTTTACGCATTAGAATTAAAGGAAGATGTAGCGGAGTATACGCTACCGGAAGAAATCACAGAAGTAAAGCAAATATGGAACCGTTCGTTCGGCAATGGAGTTTCTGGCGGTGTTGACATGGATCCTTTTGAATTAGCATATGCAAATTCATATTTCTTTCTTAATAACCATATTGGTGGTGTTGCAACATTTGATTTCTTTACTCAGTATCGTGAAACTTTAAATAAAGTAGCAGCAACTGATATTATGTATATTTGGAATCCAGTTACAAAAAAATTAAAACTATTAAGAAAAATGAGAGCCGATGCATTAGTTCTTATTCACGTACATGTTGAACGTAACGACGAACAATTATTGGTTGATCCATATTTAAAATCTTGGCTGAGAGACTATGCACTCGCATACTGTAAACGTATGTTAGGCGAAGCACGTGGTAAATTTTCATCATTGCCTGGCGCACAAGGTGGGGTGACGTTGAATGGTGCA